GTATGAGCCGTATCTGCTGCCAGCGATGAATATGCCGTGGCGTCAACAGGGGCAATGTTGTACACCTGGCCAGCGCCGACGGTAACGGACAGGCCACTGCCAGGCGCGCAAGGCAATCCGATCAGTACCGGTGTCTGGCCAAGCACTACCTCGGCAAGCTTGGCCAGCCCCATCAAAGCAAATTTGTTGCTGTTCAGAATGTCTGTTTCGACCGGTATTGCCCCCGGCCATACGATCTGTCGATCCACTATGTACCCCTAAATGAAAAAATCCGCGCGCGGCGGATTGTTGGTTTAATTCTTCAGCGAATCTGTTTAGTTCTGCAGTTGCGTCCAGATTGTCGAATCGACGGGCCGGATGGAGTCGATCGCAGCATAAATGTCCGCGTCTAAAAGACCGTACTGCGTCGTTCCCGGTAGCGGTCGATAAACTCGGATAAAGCACTGATACGGCAATGAAATACTGCCGTAGGCACCGGCCACCGAATAACCCATAAAATAACGATACGCTCCCGTGTCCGATGGCCTAGTTAACTCAATGACCTTTGGCACACGCCCAGTAATCGTCGTCAGCATCGCAATCAAACTATTACGCGTCGCTCGATCGCGTAGTAGGTTCGCTTGAATTGTCACCCGGTAGCTTGCGTCAGTCTGTTGCGGCTTGCGTTGAACTGCATTGCCGAAGTAATCGCCAGCGATCATATCGAGCCAGCCATCCGTCGCAGTCAGTAGCCTGGTCTGCAGCTTGGCATATGCATACAGCGAATAGACAAACGCCCAGGTTGCCGCCCAGCCGAACAGCACAGCATCAAGAATCGGCGTCGTATCTGAAAACCAACGCGGGACTGCCGTCGCTTTCAGCCTTGCGAGAATATCGTTTTGGTCACCAGTTGCCATATCAGCTCACAGTCACAGTGGAAGGCACGATTGCCTGTTTATTCGTCACTGACAGATCAGCAGTACCCCCATTCAGCGTCACGCTGGTGATGTTTGACACGCCTGGCGATGCGTCGTATGCAATTTGAGTCAATCTGGTAAATGCGAGAGACTGGCCTAATACTAGGCCACCAATATATGAGGTAATCGCTGCCTGTACTGCAGCACGGGTAGCCACTAGATCATATCCGGTTGCTATGGTGATAGAAATCGTGACTGATGCATTGATAACGACCGGCGGGAATATGCCAAACCGCGTGGTTATCGGCCGGATTGCGTCGATAGCATTAGCGCATGCATTAATGAACGAGTTGGGCGGTGCACCCGATCCGTCATCGACAACAACAGTGAAATATCCATTATCCGTCGCTCCGTTGTACTGCTGGTTTTCAAGCAATGTGTAAGTCGCTGTCGTCTGCACAGTCGAAATTGCATAAGCAACTGCCGCTTTTGTCGCTCGAGATAACGATGCCAGGTATGCGATAAAGCGGGTGCGCAGGGCTGCATCGGTTTCAGCGTTGGCGCCATTTGCAAATGCGTTCGCATTATTGACCGTATCGACATAGGTAATCGCCTGACTCAGCGTTGTAATCATGTTCGGTGCAACGTTTCCTGCCGCGGCTGCAGAAAGTGCCAAAGCTGGCACCGTTACACTCGACGTCCCAGCCGCGATCACATACCCGGCCGGGGTATAGGCCGAGTTTGTCGTATCAACGGTTACAGCGTACTTTTGAGTACCGTCTGCAGTCTGGACAATTGCACCAAACGGAATGATGGCCTGCACTGTCGGCGTGAAACGGCTGAATGTGACCATGCCAGAAGCCGGAACCGCCGGCAGCCGTGTGATGCCAAAATCTGCCATCCAGGTATCTACATCCGAACCGGTAGACGTAGCTGCCCGGGTTGTCGCAAGCAGCTGCACAATCATGCCTTGCATCCACAAGCCGACAGAGGAATTTGCTTCGACAAGAGCGCGAAGCACAGAACCGATTGTGAAGTTGATCAGTTGGGTAGTCCGCGACTGAATGGCCGCAACCTGATCGCTAACCATTTGCGTAAAGGTTTTTGTATTTAATGGCATGCGTAACCTACTGATTAATGTCAAAACTGAGTGAAACTGAATTTTTTGTCAGATTGTCGTTGTACTGAATCCGCGCACTCATGCCACCATAGAAAGGAGTGACGATGATTTTGGGTTCCGGCGAATGACTGACAATAGCCTCTTTGAAAATCTGGCTACGAACAATCCCTCGTACACGTCTAACATCCATCACTTTGCCAATCTCACCCGGCAGTCCGGCGCCGTATGTTGTATGCCAGATGTAATCACCCTGATTAGTCAGTAGTCGTCGCAGTACTCGCTGCTGTCCTTCTAGTGAATCACTGGCCAGCGCCAAGTCGCCCGTTGGCGATACGGACAGATCACCGCCGATGTAGTGACTTAAATCGCTCATGCTGGTGCCCCTGTGTTGCTGCCACCTGCGATCACACCAGTATGAACGTGCGATTTCAGCGACTTACCACTGCCAATCACATCTGTGCTTGCGGTAACGGTGCCCGCTACGTTGAAATTGCCGGTGTGATTCCAAGTTGTGGCGCTAGAAGTAATCGTGCCGTCGCCATTTAACTGAATAGTTGCGCCGTGTCCGTCCGAAAAAATTGCCTGCCCGTTATTCAGCAACTTGAAAATCTGACCATTTTTATGGACAGCCCATAGCTCGCCGGAAGGGACCGATAAAGGCCGCTCGGAGTCGTTCCAAAATCTGCCGATCACAATGCCAGCTGACAAGCCGCCTTCCTGAAACTCAACTTCGCACATATCGCCAGGTGTTGGCGGTGTGAAAAATCCCCATCCGTCACCGATCCAGGCCGATGTGACAGACAGCCAACCGGTTTCAACATTCTCAGGCTGCAATTTCACTTTCACGCTGTATGCGTCCAGGTCATAACTCGTCACCACGCCGATGCGCGTCCGACCCTGGCCTTGCGGCACCGTTTGTGCCACTTGGCGCATATGATTACGAAATTCGTTCATCATGATTAAGCTGGTTGGTTAGGTGTTTGGTTTTTCGCGGTCAAGTGCATTACAAAGCCCTCTGTAAGCGAATAAGTTCTCGTGACTGATCCGGGGTAGTAGGATTGGTCAAACGCCGATCCAGTCCCCCTTACTTGCACGATAGTTTGCGGGTTCAGCAGCAAATCGCCAGGTAGCTCGGCACGCACATTCATTTCGTGCTTACTGATTTCTTCCAAGATTGCCTGCGCTCTGGCCTGCGCTTGCTGCGGCGCCAGATTCGGAACGTTGTAAATGTACTCTTGCGGCGGATCGCTTGATTTTGCAACGCCCTTTGTGGTCTGGTTGTAGACACGCTTCCTATCTGCCACTTCATTGACCACTTTTTTTGTCTTTTGGTTGAAAGACATCACTCGGACACGTAAATCTTTTGCGATCGATAAATTTCGCGAGAATGTCAGCCGCGGTGCATTACTAAATACAGTATTGATACCGTCATCTGGAAACCAATCGATCACGTAGGGAGCCGAGTTCAACGGTGTTATCGGCTCAAAATAAAGAGTTGACCCAACGACGTAGGCCTGATACCGCTCGATCTGCGCCAGCTTGCAAATGATGTCCCAGTAGGTAGAATTTGATTCAACAAGGGACTTCACGATCTGGTAGTAAGAGCCTGCCGGCGTCGATGTCGGCGTGACGACAGATGATAAACCGCGCTCTTTTGCGATCTTTGTAACTATGTCAGACGCAATCAGAGAACCACTGTTGAAAGTAATCGTGTTTTTGTAGTCGATCAGTTTTGATGTCAGGTCTCGGCCGGCCAGCGTGACCGTCCCCTGATTCGGGTCAAGCTCAATGTCGTCAACATATCCCAGCACCAAACTAGTCAAATCAAGTCGTGTGTAATTGACAGCATCCGCTGGGAACCCGACAAAACATTCAACAAGAAGCTGCTCTTGCATGGACCAATAATCAAACCCCATTCCAGGGGGTTGCGCTGGCAGGGAAAATTCCACGCGGAACGTATCGGCTTGAAAAAAGCTGTTGTTATCGACAGTAAAGCTGATCAACCCAGCCAGCCGCTGACCGTTAATCATAACGAGCGCACGAGGTTGGCAACCATAACTGCCGGCAGCAGGATTATTTATCATGTCGGTATTCCACCGTTATCTGGCGGGCTGTTCGGAATAGTTAATGTCTGCAAAGAACTGATGTTCGTCTCAGTCAGTCCGTTTGCCTGGGCAATCGCAACATATTTCGTCGCGTCCCCGTATGCCTTTGCTGCCACATCAAACAATGTGCCGCCTGCGACGGTCTGTGCGGCAGCTACAGCTGGCGAATTGACTAAATTCAGATTCGTAGTAATCCGGCCCGTCAAAGCTTGAATGTTGTACAGGACGGGTAATTGCGTCGCGGCTGTCACCTGGGTACTCAATTTAGCTGCTTGCTGAGCAATCGGGTTATTCGGCAGGATGCCTCCGAGTGTCGTCACGTTGCTTAGCGTGTTTGATGCACTGCTGATCAGGGATGTAACGCGCTGCTGAACCGCGGCAATCGGTGCCAGAACCGAGTTGATTGTTGACTGCGCCGACTTGGCAAAGTCAGAAACCGATTTGATTGCACTGTCCATGGTTGCTAGCGCGTTACTGAGCGGTGAATCCCCAACTGCGGCGCCGGCAGTGACAGCTGCAGTTGAATCCTCGTTGATAGCATCCGTCATGC